AAATTTTTTAAATATTTCTTTGAATCTAATTTGACGGATTGTTTGACGTCTGCATATCTGAAAATAAAGAAACCATTCATTCTTTCAAAATAAACCGCAAAAAAATCAACGTCTTTATTTTTATAAGATTTTCCGTCTGCATGTCTTAAAAAAACGCGATTGTTTTTCCTGGTTTTCTTGACTGATTTAATTTGTATTTTATAAAGTCCGGTTTTCGATTCGACGATACAATCATAAGGCGACGTATTTAATAAAGGGAATGAAACTTGGAGTCCGCGCTCCATTGCAAAAACTGCAAATTTGTACTCGGCAATACAACCAATTATGTTCGTGGTCATAAATCAAAGGTACAACAAAAAAAAAGCGCCCATAAAAACGGACGCTCGATCAAACAACATAAATAAAACTAATCTTTAACTCTTAAAACGCAAAACGCAATAAATAATAAATAAATTGTACAATACCAATCATAAAACAAAACGAATTGTCTTAATCCAAAATAGATCATTGATCCGGCGATTAAATATTTTAAATGTTTTTGATTCATAACATATCGGCTTCAAAACAAACATTTGAGCAAACTCCCTTGTCCTCGCTCATTGGACGTCCGCAAACGCTACATTCAAACTCCGGCTCGTTTGCCGGATCTAAATAATTTAAGTAATCCATTTGTATATCTTTTTAAATTAAACCTCTTAAAACGCTTTAAACGCCCTTTATATTAAACGCCGACAATAAGTTTTCAAACAAACGATTGAATTTGTTTTTTGCGTTGTGATTTTCGATCTGTTCTTTTGTGTAAACATGAACATGGATTGTTTTTGATCCTTTTACTTTTTCATGTATAATTGTTAAATTGTTTCTTGTAACCATTTTGATTTTATTTAAAAGGGACCAAAAATTTGATCCCTTTGATTAATGTTTTTTTTAAAAGTTTTGCGCATGTGCGTCGTTTTCTGAAATCTCAAAACCTGGCATTTCATCCAAACGATTGTTTATTGTTTTAACAAGGTTTTCAACGCTTGAAAATACTCGATACAACATAACTTTTTCGTCCGTTTCGTTTGATCTGAAAAAATCTTCGATTGTTTTGATTTCCTTGTTGATTCCTTTGTTGTATAAAAACCCGTCATAAATTCCGCAAATGAAATTTTCTAATCTGTTAAAGTTTGTTGATACATTTGACGCGTTGATCAATGAATGATTTGTGTCGTTGTATCTCACAACGTCAATGATTGTTTTTAAATCTCCGATCATTGATCTTTCAAGATTTGATAATACGTTCTTTTTGAATGTTCTGATTTCTTTTTGAGTTGTTTCGTTTAATGTTTGCATGATAAAAATTTTAATTATTAATGTTTGTTTGATGCAAAGATAAGAACATTATTGACTTTTAAAAGAATTTTTTTAGTTTTTTTTAAAATATTTTTTCAATTTTTATTTAACCTCCTGGAAATCAACGTGTTGTTTTGTAGAAAAAAAAACCGATCTCATTATAAAATCGTAATGGAGTCAAAATCGCATTTGACAAGTTTCGAGAACATTTTAAGGCGCTCCCAAAACAATATCGCGGCCGTACAATTTGCATTGCAAAGCCATTAACGATTCTAACTCCAAAACTTTACTCCGCCGGAAAACAAGAGGATTTTCGTGCCGGAAATGCCCTCTTTGACAAGACAAGCCACTCGGCGGAACTCTGCAAATATACAAAAAAAATAAATAGTGAATAGTTATAATTAAAAGGGAATAAAAGAAGAAAATCCCGATTAAAGCCAAATTAATGGCCAACCAGGATTTTCAAGTGAACGTGGCTTGAGTTGGGAAAACTAAGACCGGAAACTCCAACAACGGATCCGATCAACACGTTCAATGCAAAGATAATGAATTTTTATTTAATCAAAAAAAAAGGGACCGCAAATTAATGCGATCCCCATTTCATGGTTTTGATCCCGAATTTATGGAGTCTCCAATGCTGCTTTTGCAGTTGTGAAATCTCCGGCAACGAATGCGTTCGGTAAATAGTTGGTCAATGCAACTCTTTCAGAAACGCGGATTGTTACAAATCCCTCTCTGACGTTGATTCCGTCCTCTTTAAAGAACTCAACGTTGATTCCGTCTCTAACCCACAATTGAGTCCCAACACCAAAGTTTCCGATTAGGAAATCTCCGGCCGAGATTGCAGTATTAAGAACAACTTTAACGCCCATAAATACCGGCGAAATGCCGTTATAAACTTGGTCTTTTAAATAGTTGTTTGACGAATCTTTTAACAATAGTATTTTGTGAAAATCGCTTGGATTTAATAAAATTGTATCGGCTTCATAATTAGACGCTGCTAATTGGTTTAACGCTGCAACAATAACATCAAATTCATTTGCACTTTCAACAGAATTTGCTAAATCTCCGGCACTAAATGACGCCGCGTCCGTAATAATTCCGGATAAATTCGGCGATGATCCGTTTCCGTTCAATATTTGATCGTCCTCAACTTGCATAAGTTTTTCCGGCGCTCTTGCTGAAATATAACTTGTCAATTGTGGAGTATCTGCTAACATTTCTTCAGAAATTCGGAAATAAGTCCCGATTTTTCTAACGTTTGCGTCAACCGCCGTCATATCAAAGTCACTTTGATTCAATTCCGCTCCCTCTGCTTTTGCTGCTGATCCGTTTGAATACGACGATTCTTTAACGTAACGAACAACGTCGCTTTGTGTGCTTCCTTGTGCCAATAATTGTCTTATGTGCGTTGGACTTGTTGGATCAAATTTATATCCGTCAACTCTACTCGCCGGAATTACTTCTCCGGTAAAATCCGCTCCCGTCGTCATGTTTGCTTTTACAACAAATCTCGCGTTGGAATCCAATCCCTTTTGCAGTCCCTCAATTGCGCCGTTGTCCAATGCTTCTTTTAAAGCATTTTTAAACGTTGCTCTCTTTGGCGAACTGAAATTCTTTTTGTTTGATACTTCTATCGCATCAAGTCTTTGATTAATATTGTCGCTAATTGATTTAACCTCTGTCGCAACAACGTCATTTGTTTTTGCAACTAAAGTTTCAACGATCTCAATATTACTCGTTTCAATTTTTTGATCAATGGATTTGCTTATTGAATCCAATTGGTCTTTCATTTTATCGTCCATTTTTTTAATTTTTTAATGAATTTAATAAATAGTTTAACACTTCCGAATCATTGTTTTTTATTTCAACATTCGGCAAAGTGACGATTTCCGTCGGCTTTGTGAATTCAATAAATAATGATTTTAACTTTAATATTTCCGCTTCAATGGCGAATCCCATGTCGTCGGAAATTTCTCCTTTTCTTATTAGTTTTGATAAATTATCATATCTTTTTGCAAGTTTTTCAACGTCAATATTTCCCTTGACATCCAAAATCTTGGCTTGATCATTTGCGGCCAATGTAACGGCGCTAATTTCGTAAAGTTTAACTTCGTTGATCTCACGAAATCCGTCTTTGTTTGTTTTTTGAATTGGCATTATACCAACCGAATTTTCTGTAATAACTCCGGACTTCATTAATTCAACAACGTCTTTTCCCAATTGTGTTTTTGCAATTTCTGCAACAAAAACCAAACCTTTGTCATCCTCGTATAACTCCGTCATTTTTCCAATTGGTTGATTCATGTCATGTTGATACAAATATTTAACTCGATCGCCGTTTTCTGCAATTGTTTTTTTATACGCTCCTTTCATGATCACGTCATTGTCCGAGTCTTTATTCCCGAAATAACTTCCGTAACCTTTTATAATTCCGGCCTTTTCGTCCGCGTCAATTAATTCGCCAACGGGCGCCGCTTTGTATAATATTTGATTCATGATAAAAATTTTTGTAAATATACAAATTTTAAAAATTACTCCATTTTTGCCTCGCCTCGATCAAAGACAATATTGTTCTTTTGACCTGGAATTGGCTTGTCGTGCATAAACAAAACGCCCATTCCGAACGGAATGTCTCCTGGGAATGCGTCGCAACCCCCGGAAATTAAACGCAAATGTTTGCAATTATTGCAAATGAATGTTTTTTCTTTTGGACTACTCATTTTTTAAGATTTAAAGTTTTGATCAATCAATTCGCCAATTAAACGCGCATATTGTGACGGATTTGAACTCAAACGATATTCGGTCCAACCCTCGGCCAAAAATTCGTCAATGTCATGATTTGCGTATCGTCCCAAATATATTTCGTTGTACGCCTTATAATTGTTGGCTTGTTGATATTTTGCAATATCCGCGCGATATGAAACTCTTATTTCTTTTAATTTATTAAAAAATTCTCGATGTCTTGGATCATTTGATCTTGCCATTACATGCGCCATTTCATGAATCATTGTTGACAAATGGTTGTTTGCTTCGTCAACGGCGGATCCGAATCGTTTGACAAATTCCTCGGTTGAAACAATTCGATTTCGACTTGACCACCGATTGACCTCATCCCCGAAATTAATTTTTGTTAAATTACCTCCATTTCTTAAACTCGAAACATATCCATTTGCGCCTCTTGTTGATTTATTTAAAATTATAATTGCCCGTTGTAAATTTGCCTCGGTCCCAAAATTATATTGAGACATTAATTTTTTCAATTCTTGAATCCTTTCATTGTATTGCGCCAAGGTTAACGATCGACTCATTGTAATTTTGTCAATATTAAATCCGTATTGCGAAAACAAATCATTCAATTGATTCTTTGCTTCTTTTAATGTCTTTGCGGCGTCTGAAATCATTCTTTGCGCCGACGAAACCAATGTTGATCCAACGGCGGCAATTGCGTCGATCATTCCAAATCCGGTCGCGGATCCTCCGCCAAGTCCCAAAGCAAATCCGTCAATTCCGGCGGCTGCCTGGGCGTCTTGTCTTGGGACGTAATAATGCGAACAACGGCAATTTATAACTTCGGCCGCGCCTCCGGCCGGATCTCCAGGAAACGCCATTTGTTGACCTCCTACAATAAAGAGATCGTTTTCCTTGACTTGTTGTCCGTCTGCGGCTGCATGACTATCGCGAACGCGGTCATCGAATGCCGCGATCCAAACCTTGTCTTTTTGTACGCCTGGAAAAATTGAATTTGCTGCCTCTTTTTGTGCAAAATTTGCGGCCGCGGTTGTTTCCGTTCGGACCAATCTTTCGGCTTGTTGTTGTGAATATAAAGAAAATTGATTTCTTAAAATCCTGGCTTGTTGTGACGATCCCATTGTCATGAATTCCGGATCCGAAATTAATTGTTGCGTAATTCTTTGCAACGTTTTTAATGCGGTCCCTTTTACTAACGTCACGCGTTGCGCTCCCATTGCGGATCCAAAAGATCCAAACGCATTTTTCCAAATATCAATTTGATTTTTGTCAAATGATTTTTTAATGAATTTTTTAAAGTTTCCGGAATACCATTTTGCGAATTGCAATCCGGTTTCTTGATATAGATCTCTATAAATTTTTAAAAGATCCTTTTCGTCAAACAATAATTTAAAAGACGTTTGACCTTGCGAAACAAACGATTGAATTCCTTTGTCATATTCTTTTTTATAAAAGCGTTTGACCTTTGAAATTTGTTTTCGTTCCGCTTTGTCCAAGTTTTTTTCAAACTCCGTTTGCCATTTGTCGCGGTTTATTTCCAAAATTTATTCTTTGTTTATCTTGTCCAATGTTTTTTCGGTCCAAATTTTCATTGCAGTCCCTCCCCAAAGATTCCAGGAAACAAATCCATTGTCTTTCCATGGCGTTTCCTTGTACTGATCCGAAATAACTTGATTCCCGTCATGTCTCGAAAAAAATGATTTAACTCGATTTAACATTTCAATCGTCAAAGGATCTCTATTCGACAACATTGTTGCGCGTCTCCAACCCGTTGGCGTTCCCGCCTTGACTTCGTCTTTGTATTTTTCACGCCATTCGATCATCCTTTTGGCGTTGTTTGTTGCGGTTTGCGGATAATTGTCAAACGTTTGATCTTTTATTATTGTTTCTTTTTTGCTGAAAAATTTATCAACGTCAACGTCGATTGATTCAACCGGGATTTCCAATTCGTCGATCCCTTTGACCGGAATTAAGTTTGACGGAATATAATAATCGTCAAGATTTATATTTTCGTCATCACGTCCGTAATTCATTGCGGCCCTTTTTTCGTTTGGCGTAATCCACCAGGCCTTTAATAACTGATCAACGATCTTGTCCGTTTCCTCTTGCAATTCCGGAATAACTGAAAAATCAAATTCAATACAAAGATTTTCGCCATACTTTGGCGCCAACCAACGATTTAATTCGTCTTTAATCTTTAACAATTCGGGAATAACGCACGATTGATACAATGCTTTTTTCGCCTCTTTCATGTTATTATAGGAACTTGAATCGGTATTATTTAACAATTGAACGGGAACGTTGTAAATATTACATAAATCTTTAATACTCGCATTGTATTGCTCAATCAAAGAAACGTCCGACGCGTTTAATCCAAAATTTACCCATGATAATTTTTTCGGAGTTATAATAATATCTCCGGCATTGTTTGATCCTTGATGTTGTTGTTTGAATTTTTCTTTTAGTTGTTTCGCTTGAACTTCATTAATATCGCCCTCGTCGGACATTAATAATCCCCTCGCCGTTTGGTTTTGTAGATATTTAACTCCGGTTTGAACGGCTTCATTGTTTGTTGTCAATGATCGTAAACCGGCCCTCAATGGCGATTGTCCGTATAAATGAGATCCGCTCCCGTCATAATGCGGATTAAAATCTTTTATGTGACAAATTGATTCCGCCGGGATTTTATGTTGTCCGTTATATTCGATAGTATAATGATCAACCGGCTTCATGATCCCTCCGGAAACGATTTCCATTATTTGAGACGGCATGACGTATAATTCGGAATATTTTGTATTTGATCCGGTTTCCGGTCCTATTCCATAAATGTAACGATTCCCGGTTAATTTACCGAACGCGATCAATTCAGTCATAAACGAATTATAACTTTGCGCCGGATTTGGTCGTTCTAATATTTTATGTAATTCCGTTTCATGTAATTCAATCAACGATCTTTTTTGCAGCATTGCCGCTTTTTGTATTGTTGACGAATCCATGATCCCGGACGTCAATGCCTTGTATCTTTTATAATCGTTTTCGTTTGTCTTTTCGTAAACCTGGAACGGAATTGTTGTTGCTGCCTTTGTAATTAAATTGATTAAAGAATAAATCGTTGAATTCTTTTGATAACCCTCGGTAATATAAGAATTGTCGTTTTCAGTATTCCAAACGATTGAATTACCTAACCAATTATAAATCGATTTGTTATAATCGGCTGCGGTTTGTTGTGTATTTTTTTTTAATAAATTGGTAAAACGATCCAGGATTGACGCCATTTGTAAAAGATAAAAATTTTCGGTAAAAATACAAAAATAAATTTTGTTTCTAAATTACAAAAAAATCCGTTCGGTTTTTAAATTTAGAATAAACGCAATATCTCAACGAATCGATTAAATGATTATTCTTGTCAATCGGCTTGTTTATTATTGTATTGTCTTTTAATTGCTGCCAATAATATGAGTATTGTTCGCGTTTTAAATTTGTTGATTCGTTTGAAATAAAAACTTCGTATTCTTTTAACATACTGATCCCGGCGTTTATTGATCCCGGTCCTTTAATCGCTCCCTTTGCAAGAATTCCCATTTGTCGCAATTCCTCGATCGACTTTGGCTCGGCCGAATCGCAATAACACAACGTTTGATCCAGGTTGTTTTCTTTTAAAAAGTTTGCAATGTCTCGATTTGTCATTCCTTTTTTGTACAACAATTCATGTACAAACAATTTGTCTTTAATTCGTCCAACTGATAAAATCGCCGCCGGATCATTTGTAAAACCAAAATCAAGTCCGAGCGTAATTTCGTCAAATTGTGGAAACTGATCAAAAGGAATTGATTTCCAATTACCAAAAATTTGTCGTTGTGAAAAAACGGCCCTTTGTCCTTGACCATAAACGCGCCAATAATCCGGATCTCGATCTTTAATTCGTTCGATCTCTTTAACTAATTCGGACGGCAAAAATTGATTGTCTTTGTATGTTGTTATAAAAAGATCGCAATCGTCTCTTTCAATTACTTCATTGTACAACCAATGTATTGGATCCGACGGATTAAAGTCAATGATCATTTCGTCAATTGTTCTCATGTTTAATTGTCGAAAAGATTCAAACAATAATTCATTACTTTCATTTAAGAAACAAATGTTGTGTTTTGCACCTCTAATTTTTTGCGGATCGTCGGTTGATAAGAATTGAATCGTTGATCCGTTATATTTAAAAGTATTGTCGGCCTTGTTGTGGATCCCTTTGTAATATATTCCAAGTTTTGTCGCTATTGAAATAAAATCGCGCATGACGGACCTTTTAAGAGACGGCAATGTTTGACGAACAATTGAGATCGTAATTGGATCCGTTGTTGTTGTCATCTTATAAATTAAGTATTGAACAATTGCATAAGTTTTTCCGGACCTTGTTCCGCCTTGATGCACCTTGATCCGCGCCTTTGAATTTAATGTTTGATAAAATTGAATATTACAATATTCTTTTATTTTTCCTTTGCCGGAGTCCATTCAATAATTTTTGATTCGATTTCGCCATTCATTTGGATTTCCTGGCGCTCAACAAACCCACGCTTTTTTCCTTTTGTTTTTAAATAAAAGATCGTCGCGGTCGTGTTTCCGTTTTTAATTTGTTTATGCAATTGAGATTCAACGAAATCCAATGTCATGTCTTGTAATTCGTCAACGGCTGCTTTAAACTTTGAATCATTATTATAATATTTATAAAACGTTGATCGATTGCAATCAACAATTTTACAAGCGGTTGTCACAACGCCCAAGGATTTTTCCAATGCTTCGATCAAACTCTTTTTTAATATGTTGGTTTTTGTTGCCATAATGCAAAAATATAAAAAAATAAATGACAAAAAAAAACCGCTATTGATTAGCGGTTTCGGAATTAAGTTGTTGTTGTAGTCTTTGGATCTTTAGTTTCAAGCGTTTTGATTGCGGTTTAATGGACTTTAACTTTAGGATCATGTTTATTATCTTATTCATTATAAAAGTGTTTAAAAAGGCGGTTTTTACGCCGCCTTGTGGTTTATATTGCTAATTTTAATTTTTTATTTTCTTTGATCAAACTTTCTTTGCTTCTTGACATCCATGTTTTTGGCCATTCAATAAAATGTTTTTTTGCGTAACCGATTGTCGATTCATTTGCTTCAATTACAAAATTTGAATATTCTTGAAATGTTTTAAATGAATTAAACGGCTCGAATGTTTCTTTTGTGAATCGGTTTGTAATTAGTTTATGATCTCTTTTTGAATTACAAAAATCAACCCATTGTTGTTCCGTATAATTTGAATAAACTGCAATTTGATCGTTGTATTTATTAATTTGCAATTCTAATCTTTCAATTTCCTTTTCAATTCTTTGGATCTTGTTTAATCTTTTTAATTCCGTTTTAATTTGTGCAGCAATTAAAAGATTCTTTGCTTTTGGCAATTTTGTTTTTGTTATGTATCGAATATGTAAACGTTGAATATTATAACCTCCGGCAAATATTGCTTCCGTTGAAAATGAATAATCTTGTCCGTCTCTTGTGATTGTTCCGTAAATTTCAAAATTTCCTTTTGCTGAAATTCCCGATGTGAATTCTTTAACAACGTCATTGTCATTTGTATAAACAATTACAGATTTGCAAAGATCATGAATCAATGATAATTCAATTATTTCTTTTCCAAATTCAGAAACTTTTCTTTTTGTGATCTTTTCCTCAAATGCAATTGTTTCGTTTTTTCTTGCAATAATTTGATCGTGCATTAAAGTCAAAACCGCTTTTAATACCTGGTTTGACGTTGTTTCGATGATTTGTTTTGTGTTTTTCATGTTGTAAATATTTGATCGTTGCTTCATTGCAACAAGACAAATATAAAAGAATTTTTTCAATTACAACATAAAATTAAAAGAATTTTTTAAAAAATATTATTTTCCGCATAATTCGCAAAGATCCGAATCGTCTGTTTTTGTTTCGTTTTCGTCTTGATCGTCTTGATCAATATCAAAAGACGGAATGTCAACCCCCCAATCAACAAGATCTTTTGCGTCCCATTCATTCGCCAGGATGTCCCAATCCCAAGCGCCAAACCCCGAATTGTCTTTAATTATAAATTCTTTTTTTTCAGATTCCGACAATCCCTTTTCAATTTGAATTGGAACTTCAAACATTCCGGCCGCTTTACATGCTTTTAAACGCATGTTTCCGCCTAAAATAACCATATTTTCGTCAACAACAATCGGACGGATTTCCAACATTTTGGGAAAATCTTTGATTGATTTTATTAATTTTTTGAATTTAGGATCTGAAATAAACCTCGGATTTCCCGGAGTTTCTTTAATTAATTTTATATTAATCCAATTAGTCATTTTCCTTTAAAGTGTACCATGTAAAAGAAAAACCAACAACTAATAAAAAGAATTGCAATTCGTGTTCAACTTCGCCGGAAATTGTTGCCTCGTTTAAAAATTCATCGTCCATTGATGACGACCAATAATTTATTCCAAAAACTACTCCGATAATATTATAAATTGACGTGTTAAAATTTAATCTCATACTTTCCAATATTTGTCGTAAAGATACAAATATAATTCCCAAACTTTGTCGTTGGCTTCATTGTTCGAGTAAGTCCCCGGAGACATTGATTTCAGTCCGTTTTCGTCAATAACTACTTTTAAACCGGCCCTCGTTGGATGTACTGCAACTTTTATGTTGTTATTAATGCACCATTGAATCGCCTTATAATGACGATCCGTTGGAAACAATAATTTTTTCTTTTTTGCCATATTAAAAAGGAACTTGATCTTTATAAACTTTTAAATTTGACGTCGCCAATTCGATGTCTTTATAAACGCCGCCATTTGTAAAATCCGGAGCAATGTCAAATTCGCCAAGTTGTCCATTTTCTTTTCGTTTTACCTTTTCAACATAAATTTTAACAATGTCCGAATCGAATTTTGTTTTTTGACCGATACAACGATAAACAATTAATCCGTTGTATGCTTTATTAAAAAAATCCGCGGATCCGCTTATGTCGTACAATGTCGGCTTTTTATAAGATCCGTTTTCCGATTCGATTTTTCTTGGATGTGCAATTAAAAATAAATGTGTATTTGTTTGCTGACAAAATTGTGTAATTAGTGACAACGCTTTTCCGATATAAGAATGATCTCTTTGCGCTGAATGATCAAGCATATTCCAAGGATCAATGACGCAAACATTAATTCCCTTTTGAAATACTAATTCTTTAAAGGCGTTTAATATTCCGTTTAACGTTAAATTTTCCAAGTCAATTTTTATCCAATAAAAATGATCTTGAATGAAATCTTTTGTTTGGTTTAATTGATCGTTTTTACAATTTGTTTCATTTAATTTATTTGCAATTCTTTTAATGTGGCCCTCGTATGGAAACGACTCCGGAGCAAACATTGCGCAACGCATATCGTACCGCGTCGCCAGGTTGCAACATATTTGATCCATGACGTCCGATTTTCCCGAATTTGGAATTCCACTAACGACGGACCATTGTCCCAATTCCATTTTGAAAAAACTATCGGAATTCGGCAAACCAATTGAGTAATTTTTAACGCCGTTTTCATTATAAGACAAAACATCGTTCCAAATATCATTGACGCTCAAAACGCCCTCCATTGGAAAATTTTTGGCCGATTTTAAAACGTCTCTTAACTTTTCCGGACCAAGATTAATCAAAACCTCGTTCGGATCTTTATAATCGCCGAAATCAACGTATTTGCAACGATAGGATCCAAATCGTCTTGCCAATTCATTTCGGAGCGCAATTCCTGGAGAATCGTTGTCTGTGCAAAGAATTATTTCTTTTTTATTTTTAAAATATTCAAAACAATTGTCAAGATATTCAAGTCTTTGATTTCCTTTTGATGCTCCATTTGGGACCGAACAAACCGAATAAATTCCGGACTCATGCAAAGACAAAGCATCCATTTCGCCCTCTACAATAAAAACCTTGTCCATTGCTTTAACATTGTCAATTCCATAAAAAATCAACTCCGCTCCCGAAACCATTTTGAAATTTTTTTGTCCGTCTCGATATTTTACATTAATCAATTTGTTGTCTCTATAATAATTAAAATTTATAGCATTTCTTTTTTGTTTTACTTGTGTAAAATATTCTTTGCTTTCAGTTATTTTCCAATTAACTAAAGTGTTTTCAGTTATACCTCTGTTAGAAAACCATTCAATTGTTTTTTTATTTAATGGTGATTTTACTTCTACAGGTTTAACATATTGTTTTTTAGCCCTTACATTAACATTACCCGACCAATTACAATGAAAACAATTAT